TACTGGATGGGCGTAGACAAGTTTTACTCCTACGATGGCCGTGTGCAAACGCTTAACTGCGACTTGCGCCGCCACATATTTAGTAACTTTAATCAGGCCCAAGCCGCGCAGGTGTTTGCTGGCACTAACGAGGGCTTTAACGAAGTCTGGTGGTTCTATTGCTCTTCTGGTAGCAACGAAATTGATAGTTATGTGATCTACAACTACCTAGAAAAAATCTGGTACTACGGCACGATGGAACGAACAGCATGGCTGGATTCTGGCTTGCTTGACTATCCCTTGGCGGCTACGTACAGCAACAACTTGGTGTACCACGAAAATGGGCTAAACAACAATGAAACAGAAACAACTACTGCTATTGATGCTTACATTAGCTCGTCTGAGTTTGATATTGGTGACGGCCATAACTTTGGTTTTGTTTGGCGCGTCCTTCCTGATCTGACCTTTGAAAACGCTGAGAACTCTCCTACGGGTGCTTTACCGGCAGTTACAATGACTCTACAAGGGCTAGCCAACTCTGGCTCTGGGGTTACAAGTACAGCTTCACAACCTGTAGCAAAAAGTAATACATATGTTATTACCGAACAGTTTACTGGCATGATCTTCACCCGTATGCGTGGTCGCCAGATGATCTTTAAGATTAGCTCTAACCAGATCAACACGGTCTGGCAATTGGGTGCGCCTCGTATAGATATTCGTCCTGACGGCAGACGTTAATGACAACACAGAACAGGATCATTAACCCCGCACCACCCAACTTGCCGTTGGGTACTGATCAGTACGAGCGCCGGTATCAGGATCAGTTTACAAACGTTTTGCGTCTGTACTTTAATCAATTGCAGAATGCGCTCACAGAGATTACAGGTAATGCTGGCGGTAGGTATTTGGCATTTCCATACGGGGCGTTTTCGGATTTTACAGACCAGACAGCCACAGTTAACACTGCTACGATGATGACGTTGGACACTACAGACTTCTCAAACGGGGTGTCGGTTGTTGCTAACTCTAAAATTACTGTGGAATACGCAGGTATATACAACTTGCAGTTTAGTGTGCAGTTGCAAAACTTAGATAACGCCCCCCAAGACGTGTTTATTTGGCTAAAGCAAAACGATGCAGACATCACTGGCTCGACTGGTTTAGTTGGCCTACCCGCTAGAAAAAGTGCCGGAGTTCCTTTCCATGACATTAAGGGTTGGAACTATTTTCTAAACATGAATGCAGGTGACCACGTTCAAATTTACTGGTCAACTACAAATGCGGACGTGACAATCCAAACGTACCCTGCTTCGGGCACGCCAACTAAACCGTCAACTGCCTCCATCGTAGCCACACTTTCATTTGTGTCTGCACTGCCAACATGATATTATCAAACAACCCCCATTTTGAGAGGCAAAAATGAGCCTGCATAAGTTTGCCGAACAAGTAGCATCGCAAGGCCGCGGTGACGACTCTTTACTTGTACACATGACACCGGACGAAGTCCGGAATCTACAACGCTTTGCTGAAGCAAACGGCACTACGCTGACCATCAATCCTACTACGGGTTTACCCGAAGCGGGTCTTTTGTCTGACTTGTTCAAAGCTGTTGCCCCTATTGCGCTTGGCGCATTCTTAGGCCCTGCTGGATTGGGCATGTCTTCCATGATGGCCGGTCTTACTACGGGTGGTATTACTACTTTGGCTACCGGCAGTTTATCTCGCGGCCTCATGGCCGGATTGGGTGCGTATGGTGGGTCGGGTCTTGGCGAAAGCCTAATGACGGCTGGCGGAGGCATGAGTGCGGCCAATGCCGCAACTACAGCACAACAACAGTTGAGCGGGGCAAACCTAGCGTTGGGCGAAGCCATGCCTGCACAGGCGGCAGAGCAGTTTACAAAAGATGCCGTTTCGCGCATGACGCCTTCAGGCGCAGTTTCGGCTGGGTTTAACAAAGCGATAGCAAGCCCCACAGCCGCACTGGATTTTGCTAAGAGCAATATGGGTAATTTAGCTTACGCCGCCGCCCCAATTATGGCAGGCGCTATGGTTCCTACAACCACAAAACTAGGCGACCCGAAAGACACTGGTTTTATCCGGCAGATGGCTTTTAACATTAATCCAGATACGGGTAGACCCGACCCTCTGTACGGCATGCGTGAGATGACGCCTGTCAAAACCAGTGAGTTTGGAAACAAAACATTTAAAGGCCAGCGCGATCTGTTCTACCAGCAGAATCAAAACCCGTATGAACTTGGGGTAGGTTCTTTAAATCAACCACCACAGCAACAAGCAACTCCTATGGCTGGTGGAGGTATTGTGGCTTTGGCTGATGGCGGTATACCCGGCTACGCTGGTAACGCGGGCAGTGTTGTTAGCGCCCCATTAGATACGAAAAACGAAATCTATCAATACTTCGCTAAACCCGAGACTCAGGCGCTTTTGGCGTCAGGCAACGATGCGGCTGTTGCTCAAGCCTTACAAGATAGAAACTACAGCCTTGCAGATGTGGCAAAGGCTACAGGTACGCAAAATCAACTAGCAGACTACGAACGTCGTTTTGCTCAAGCAGTAAACACCCCAACTACAGATGCTACTGAATTCTTAGCGGCAACTACAGATGTTGGTTTGCGGGATAAAAACCTTGCTACCGCGCTTCAAAACTCAGGGCTGTCTGCAGCCGGTCAGTATGCGTCTACTCATGGTTTAGCTGACACAGGCGGTATCACAGGCACTGACTTCTACAATCAACTAGGCTATACGGCAGGCGCTTTACCCGGCGATAAAGGTGGTTTAGAAGGCCTGTATGCCAACATCAATTATTCTGCACAAGGCTTGCAAGACCAAATTAATGCAGGTAAGTTGACGGTAGCCGAAGCTCAAAGACTAGCAGATGCTGAGATGGCGCGTGTTGGTGTCAGTCAAAAAGATATTAAAGCGGCAACAGGCAAAGATTTGTTTAGTTTGTTTACGCCAAAAGGGGTTGTACTGCCTACGCCATTCACAAGCGTAACTCCCGGTGGATACTACGGCAACAACACAGGCAACCCACTAACCACAACCCCCGGTGACATTACAACCAACAAAGACGGCACAGTCACAGTTCAGCCAAACATTCCCGGTCGTCCAACAGGCGGCTTCACAGGCATGGGGCAGGTTAAAGATGCGTACACAGCCGGTGGCGGAAGCTTGGGCTACACATCTCCCGTAGTTAAAACTCCGGCTGAACATGAAGCTGCGTACAACAAGCTAACAGATGACTCGTTGGACGCGTACAACTTCCTGATGGGCAAGGGTAAGAATTTAACGCAGCGTACAGCAACAACCGCTAGACCCGTGATGCGGCGGTATGACGAGGCTGTGTTGGGTAGGAAAATTCCAAAACTGGGAGCTAAAACAACAGGTACAACAACCGTAAAGGGAACGCCCGGTAATCCACAGTCTTATTTTGATGAAGCAGCATACCTTGCGGCTAACCCTTCTGTTGCAGAAGAACTCAGAACAGGTAAGTCAGTGTCCGGTCGGCCCGTGTTATTTACTTCTGGCTACGACCACTACTTAAAGTACGGCAAAGCCGAAAACCGCCCCTTTACTGGTGACTACCAAGGTTATCTAACCGCTTTGGCTCTTGCTGATGCGGCTAATGCAGGCGGTGGTGGAGGCCCCGGTAATGACGGCGGTGGTGGCGGAGGTGGAACAGGTGGAGGTAGTTCGGGTGGTAATGCTGCTGGCGCTGCCGCGGCTGCTGCTGGCGGAAACGCTGCTCCCGGTACAGGTAATGCTGGTGATTCTGCCGCCGCTGCTTCTGCTGCTGCTGCTGCTGCGGGTGTTGGTGTAGGTGATTCTGCGGCTTCTGGCGGTAGGCGTGGTGGGCGCGTTGTAGGCTACGCCTCGGGCGGTACCGCCCGTGACGGAGTGCAACAAATTAACGCAGGTACCGACACGGTTAGCCAAGCAATTAACACCGCAACTAGCGCATTGGGTGGTGTTAGCGGAGGTGGCGGTAGCTTTGGTTTTGATGGGCTTTTTGGTAGTAGTGGTGGTAGTAGTAGTGGTGGAGGTATTAGCCTTCTTAATGGTGGCTTTGGTGGGCAAAATAATACTGCTGGGGGTGGTTTTGGCGGTAGGCCACCACCCACGTTTAGTTCAACATATACGGATACGACGCGCGCGCTTGGTACAGACTATGGCCCAATAATAGATTACAGCCCCTTTTCCGAAGAAGGCAGAAGAAAAATGGCGGAGCAGGTAGAACTGGGTAGAGCCGGTGGCGTTACGGCCACAGGCCCAATGCTCGGAAGTGATTACGGAAGCAGTGCCTACAAAAACTACCAAAATATAGACTCCCAAATACAGCAGCTACCTTCTGT